TCCGATGCTCCTACTAGAGAGTTCACTGAGCTTACCGATGATCAGGTTAAGACAATGGAGCTTGTGTATGACGACATGAACGCCAATACTAAACTCAACCTGGCCAATAGGCTCTATAAGAATCACGATCAATGCCTTATCCAGATCATGCCTAAGCATGGCGCTTTATCTATGCGCGTACTCAAGCCCCACCAGTGGGATAGCGTGCCGATGGATAACGATCCTGAGACGGCCAAGGCGATCATTATATCTACATACGATAATCACGACGAGCTACAAGAGTCAGCAGACAACCCCGGCTCGGCCACTGGCGTAGAAACTACATACAAGCAAGCGAGCGAGAACTATAAAGAAGAGTTGGCGTTTAAGAAACAAGGGCAGCACAAGGTATATGCTGTCTACACAATGCAAGAGCAGTTTCGTATGGACTCACGAGGCAACATACTCGGAGAGCCCGTCCCTAATCCCCTGGCCAGTGCTAACATGCTGCCATTCATTGACGTTAGTAAGGATAAAGAGTTTGAGTATTGGGTACGCACAGAGAATCCTTATGCTCAGTTCACCAGGTCTTTCAATGCGGCAATGTCAACGGTGCAACAGGTAGTGAAGATGCAAGGCTTTGCTGTCGGTGTTCTCAAAGGCCCTCAAGATTTACTAATGGAGTCAATCACTATTGGTCCTAACGTTATCCTTAAGCTTCCTAACGATGAAGCTGCCGGAATAACAACTGACTTTCAATATGTTAATCCAGGATCAGATATTGCGGGCTCTATTGCTTACCTAGAAGTATTGCTCACAACCTTCTTAAGCTCCAACGGCATTGATCCTAAGACAGTGACAATGAGTGGAGAAGGGCAAACTTATAATTCTGGTATTGAGCGTCTACTCTCTATGATTGAGAAAGTTTCGGCATCAAGATCTGATTACGATATGTTCGCCAAGGTTGAGCAAGAGGTATATAGGCTCATTAAAGAATGGCTATCCGTTCTCGACTCAGCAACTAACATCGAAGACAAATATAGAGTCGGTAATATCCCTGATGACTCTAAAGTTATCCCTACCTTTTCTCGCCCTGAACTTATTAAATCAGAGGCCGACGAACTGGACATTGTAGAGAGAGAGATCGCTATCGGTATCTCTAGCCCTATCAAGGCAATCATGGACAAAGAGGGCTTGACTAGAGATCTCGCCAAAGAAAAGTTTGATCAATATGAAGAGGATACAATGGGAGCAATGCCAGTCGTTGCCCCTATAGTGGAGGAAGAGGATGAGCCGAGAGATATCATCGAGCCAAATCTCGCAGACGATTGATCTCGTTGATGCCTTTGGCAGAGAGCCCACACCATCAGAGATAGCGGGCTTTCAGCAAGAGGCACTAGAGACAATCATTATAAGAACGCAAGACGGCAAGGACTGGCAAGGCAAGAGCTTTCCCGACTACACAACGGAGTACGCCGAAGAAAAAGGCGTGTCTGTTGGTGACGTTGATCTTACCGATTTCGGCGATATGTTACTAGGTATTGAATCAAGTACACAAGGCGGCAGTATTGTTCTCAAGATGGATGACAATGAAGTGGGCAAGGCTCATGGAAATATCACCGGAAGCTATGGCCAGCCCTCTCCTAATAAGAGCAAGGCGCGAGATTTCTTTGGCCTTAGCGAAAAAGAGATTGGCTTGATTGCCGATCAAGTAAGAGAGACCGACGAGCCCGCCGCCCTTGACCTTGCTTCGTTGTTCGCTACCAATAACACTGTTACAGATATAGACATTGAAAGCATCCTGACTAACATAGGACTTGCGATTGACTAAAATAAGAATAACGGGGCTAGATAAAGAGCTTGCGCGAACAAAACTAAGAATAGGTAGAGCAATAAAGCGATCAGACTTTGCGGAGCAGCTACAAGAACTCACCGTAAAAGAGATAAGAGACAAGGGGCTAAAACCAGAACTATCGAGCTCATGGATCACAGCAAGAGCGAAGCTCGCAAAGTTCAATCCAACGGGTGACGGTTATGCTGCTGGAAAATCTAACCTTACCTTTACGGGAGAATTGCTAGATAGGCTTTCAGTTATATTCTCGGCCAGTAAACTTTCGTTCTCATATAGATCGACTGGCGTCCATAAGAAGCTAAAAACAAAGAATGGCCTAGCAAAGGGACCGCCCATTAAGAATCAAGACCTCTTAGAGATTCAAAACAAAGACCGACCAATATTACAGGTCTTTGCAAAACAAGAGTTCGTGAAGAGGGTTGAAAAGAAATTAGTTTCCGCTATACGGCGGTTTTTTAAATAGATTTGACAAACAATGTCACGGAGGAAGAAAATGAGTAATATCGAATCGGCACCAGTGGAGCCAAGCACCAGCGCTAGTAGCGATGCTGTAGAGAGTAGTCATGTAGAGTCGCAAGACACTGTTAAGTATGAGAGCTACCGAAAGTCTGTTGAAGCGGAGAAGAAGGCAAGAGAAAGGGCCAACAAACTCCAGGAACAACTTGATGCCAAAGAGAACGCTGACCTCGAAGCAAGTGGAAACTTCCAAGAGATTATCGACAACTTAAAAGGCAAGAACAAAGACCTCGAAGCACGATACCTTAACGAGAGAAAGCAAGCTCTATGGAAAGACGTAACTGGGGCCATCAAGACAGAGGCGCATAAAGCGGGCTGCATCAACCCAGATAAGTTAATCAAGCTATTCGACAAAAGCGATTTTGAAACACTTCAAGCCGATGACGGTCAAATCAGACAAGAGTCAGTTATGCAGTTAATCGAGAAAGCTAAGAAAGAAGATTACTACTTATTCACAAAAGGCAACGTGCCCGTAATGAGCGCAACACCTATGAACAAAATTGAACAACCAACATTAAACGAATTAAGCAAGGACGAAATAATCGCAATGCTTAAAGCCTAACTCAAGGAGAAAGAGATGGCCGCAAACGTATTAACTCAAGCTAAGCAAGATCTTATTGCTTCACTAGTACAAAGAGAACTTAAGGAAACAGCTTCGCTTATCAGCTGCTTAACTGATCATTCAAACCTGGCAGTAAAAGGAAGCAAGCAAGTCTCTATTCCTAAGATGACTTCATTCACAGTTGGCGATCGTGCTTTCGGCGCTCAAGGTGCTGAGTCAGCAGCTCTTACTGTTGATGTTGATACCATCGCATTAGACAAGAACAAGTATATCCTTTTTGGATATGACGCCGCTGATGAAATGCAGTCAACAATTGAATACAAGATTCAAGCTATCACTAGGGCGGCTGCTGCTCACGGTAGACAAATTAATGACGATATTCTTGCAGAGCTTGAGCTCGTTGCCGGTCTTTCTGTTAATGGTGCTGCTCCTGCTGATATCACAGCTTCAAACATTCTAGCTATGAGAGAGTTTTTAATGGCTAACTTTGCTAACATGGCATCAGTTAAGTTCGTTATCGCTGCTGATCAAGAGAGAGCAATGCTAGAGCTTCCTGAGTTCTCACGTTACGATTATCGTGGTGTAGGGCCATCGCCAATTGTAAACGGAAGCGTGGGCTCGGTTTATGGAATCCCAGTTATCTTAAATCAGCAAATCAAGGCTCAACAAGCTTTTATGATTGCTCCTGAGGGTTGCGGTTTTGCATTCCAAAGAAGTCCTGCTGTTGGTGAAGATACTGACCTACGTTACGGCGTTAACGGTATGCAAGTTGCGGTAGATTGTACTTACGGTGTAGGCGGTCTTGAGCTAGGGGAAGGATCAGCGGCTGCTGGCAAGTCTCCCTTAGTTGCTATGCTTACTGATTAATGGCGATTCATTCTGACTTAATACCAAATTACATTGAGAGTGCCAGCCCGAAAGGGTTGCGCATTCTCATGTTTAAAAACAATGCAAAACTAGGCGCTGAGTGTCAGTACTTTGATATTCAATCTTACGTTAAGAACGGTAAGACAGTTTGGATTGCTTGGTTTTATCAACGACTAGGGGCGATCGGTGACATTGCCTAGGTCGAGTAGAGATAGAGAACAGCAAAAGTTTAGAGAGCCATCACTAGATAAGGTTTCTGTCGCAGTAACAATTGAGCAGGAAGCAGGCTCAACGGTGCCCGTCACAATCACTGGTGCTGGCGTTGCTACAAACAACTATAGCGAAGTAACAAGCGTGGCAAGCGGTGCGACTGTTGATGTTCTTACATATACTGTGCCCGTCGGAAACACCTTCTCGCTAAGTAAAGCAAGTGCCAGTGGTGACAATTATGCTGAATTCACCATTGAGATTGACAACAATACTCAAGATAAAAAGAGAACCTACTGGTGTGACTTTAATGCAATCTTTGATGTCGGTGGACTAGTCGTTGCGGCCGGCTCTATAATCAAAGTAACAGTAAACAATTTCAGACCAACAACATCAGATTTTAATGCAAGAATATTCGGGAACCTATTATGAATATAGAGTTAGAGAAACTAAAGCTCCACAGACAAAAGGTTGATGTAGCAAAAAGCGAGATGCTTTTTAAGATCATGGAGAGAGAGGCCGATGTAACACGCCTTCGGAAAGACATAACAATTCAAGATAATAAGATAGAAGAACTTAACAAAGAGATCAAGGAGTTAGATCATGAGTGACTATGATTCAAGTCTTCCGGTAAGAACGGAAGCGGCAGGGGACGTTGACGTATTCATTTCGGATGCAGTAACACCTTCACAAAAGCTAGTAATTAACGCAGACGGAAGTGTAAACATTGACACGGTAGCAACAGTTACCGCTATTACAGACGATGTAAACATTGCAGACGGCGGCAACTCTATCACTGTTGACGCTGTTGATTTAGATATCCGCGATCTCGTTGCAGCAAGCGACTCCGTTCAAGCAAACTTGTTTGACGAGGCAGGCGTTGCCTATAGTGCTACAAATCCTCTACCTGTTGAGATGGTAGCCGATCAGGCCGGCGATGAAGTTATTGATTATCAAACAAGCGCGGCCGTTGCAGCGGGAGCATCAGTCAATCATGACTATTCAGTAACAGCAGCAAAGACATTCTTAGGTGAAAATCTTTGGGCAACTGGAAGTGGGAAAATCAAGGTTGAGATCCTTGTCGATGGCGTTGCTAGGTTTGTAGGCTTTAATTCTACATCAACTCCTAATATTGATATTCCTTTTGCTAGGATACTTAAGGGTGCTGCAACGAATGTCATTAGAGTTACAATCACAAACAGAGACAAACAACCACAAGACCTTTATTCAACACTTAGTGGACTAGAAGCTTAGTGGCCGATCTTGATACATTAGAGGCTAGTGGCTCCACCAAGTTGGTGGGGGCATCTGTTGATGGCGCAGAATCGGAGTATGCGGAGGTTGTTCTAAAGCCTGATGGTAGTAGACGCTTGCTTGTAGACTCCGAGACTTCCATAAGCACAGACCTCGCTATCATTCAGCAGATTGATGTTAATGAGACTTTGAACAATGTTACTTACTACACGATCTTTTCTGACACTGGCATTAAAACCATCTCGGGTTTTGCTTTAGAGTTTAGTAATAGAAATGTTGTCGTACGATTATTGCTTGATGGTGTTACTATTTTCGATCTCGACATATCAAAGCTTAGAGATTTGCTAGACTGGAATCAAGCTTCTTTGCCGCCGTTTTATGTATCATGGAACGACAACTTAAAGGCTTTCTATTTCACTCCTGCTTTTCCAATTAAATCAACCACCAGCATAGCGATTCAAGCCCGAGGTAGAACGGGAACGCGAGCTTATGTCGGTGGGATAATACAGGTAGGATAATATGCGAATAGATATAGGCAGCAACATTCTTTAC